AGTCAGATACTCGGGATGGGCATTGTCGTTAATCAAATCCATTCGTTGATATGTTCTCGGGCCGTATTTCTTTTGGCTATCCGTACTAACAGCTTTAGTAGCGGAACCACCCTGATTAGCCAAAGAGATATCATTAATCACACGATCACGGGACCATGTTGTCGACATATCACGCAGACAAATAAGCGGGATATCGGCACTGATGTTTGGGATATCGTCAACAACAGGCAATTCGTCGGTCGGCAATTGTGCGAGCAATTCGGCACCAACCATCGTGACATTCGGTAGGTTCCAATCCCGGCCGTAATAGGCCATATTGCCTTCCCGATCGGCAAATAGGTGCGAACCCTCGCTATCGGCAGACAATCCCAATTCATCTAGAACAGTGCGACCATTAGCTAGGATTGCCTGTTGATAGAAAACGCCATTATCTAAACGCACTTTGCCGGGATGCCAACCAACCGACTTTAATAGCGTATTGATGCGATTACCGGATTTCATTGTGGTTGCGGGATCGGTAACCGTCGGGACCGTTGTATTGCTCAAAAGAGATGAAACGTCTACGGCATTCAGATTGACGATGACGCGACCATCTAGCGAATAACCATCTTCCATTCCATCAATGATTCCGTAGAAAACAGGAAATGGGAATTGCTCGCCAGGTAATTCGCATTCAACCTTTACGAATCTTCCCGGCCGTAATCCCTGCGGATGATTCGGTTGGTAAGTCCATTCGCCATCACTATTGTCGATTGATAGCGACATGCTCGCAACCTCATAACGCGACGAAATGCGCTCACGACCATAACGCATTCCCATATTCCGAATGTCGCAAGTTACCTCGCGCCAAACCGGCGCAGCATAAGTCTTATCAATAGTGGTAACGGCAAGGTTGGTGAATTGGACTCCCCAATTTGGATCGGCATTATCGGTAACGCCTAAATAGACATCAATAGAACCCGTAGCAACAGTGCCGGGATCGCCTACGCCATTAACGCTTTCCCATTCGGATTGACTAGTGCGAGCAATCCCCATTGTCCAAGGTCCACCAACATATGTAATCAAAAGCGTTCGGGTAGATGCCGCCCGATTTTGCATAGTCCGGCAATCAACCTCAACGACAACATACGTATTCGTTGTATATGGAAAGCGCCGATAGATGTAGTGAATCGCATTACCGCCGGCGGTTGCTTTCTTATTGCTCGCGGATGCGACGCCATTAGATGTAGTCCAATTGACTCGGGTAATGTCAACATCGTCAACGGCCCAATCAATCGGTTGACCATAGTTACCGCCAGGCATAAAGGGATATTCGGTCCTAGTTCCGAGTGAAACGAAATCACCCGACTCGGAAACGTAAAGTCGAATCTTTACGTTGTCGTCATACCAACCCATTAGGCGCCAATCGGCTTACCGCTAATGCGTTCGTATTCGCGCAATGCCTCGTAAACCTGTCGCCCGACTTCGGCACTAGCGGTTAGCGCATAGACATTGATAACGATATTAGCGGCAGCGGTAGCGCTCGGCATTTGGGCAATCATTCCCAATGGAATAACTGCTTCGGGACCGCGCTCACCAATCAACGCAATTGTTGGCCTAGTGACAATTCCACCTTTAGCCATTTCGGGAATGTGGAATCCCTTACCACCTAATCCCGGCACCCATGACGGAACGCTAAAGCCGAATCCGCCGACAGTGCTATTCCACAAACGTTTGATTGCATTAAAGGCAACCTCAAATGGATATTTGATAACGTCGGACAATCCGCTAAACGCATTGTTGATGACATTCCAAATACCCTTAAACCAGTTAATGACGGTATCACCCGCAGTTTGTGCCGCTGCCCAACCGTCAACAAAAGGCTTTTTGATGATGTTCCAAACATCACCTAGTGCCGTTGTTATGCCGGTAACGGCAGTACGGAATGCGCCAGGGATTTCGTCAATAATCCATTTGGCAGCGTCAATAGCCTGACGGAATGGCAGCGTCAAGATATTGAATACCGTACCAACAATCGTTGCAATCCAATCAACCGCAGTTTGGAAAGCGCCGACGATGGTATCCCAATTGCGGGTAATCACCAAAACGGCAATGCCGATAGGGCCGGTAAGAATCGCCAACAATGTAGGCCAATTCTCTTTCACCCAATTAAAGCCCGCTTGGATACCTTCCCATAGACCTTGAATCAAATCGTGGAACCAATCCACCTTTTGATACGCAATCATAATCCCGGCGACAAGTGCGGCAATTGCAATCACGACAAGCGAAATAGGGTTAGCTGCCATAGCGGCATTCCACAACCACATAGCGGCAGTAACGGCACCAATACCAATGGCGAGCGGGCCTAGCACATCAATATTCTGAGTAATGAAATCAATAATAGGTTGGGCAAGTTGCATGAGCTTTGTGATAACAGGTAGCAAACCTGCGCCAATTCCCGCTTGCAAGTTAGCCATTTTCGCTTTAAGGATATCCTGTTGCGAACCTAAGTCTTTTGAATTGTCGGCATAAGCACCCTGCACATTCGCCGTTTTCTCCAAAATCAATTCTTGTGCGGCAATAGCCTTACCGGCATCAGTTACCTTGCCCGATGCATCAACATAGCCTTTTGACATTGCTCGCGCTTCAACTTCGGCAGAACTAATCTTGACGCCAAATTGCGTTAAACCCTTAGTGCTGCCAACCATTCCTTTATTGATTGCGTCCATTGCCGTTGGGACATCAGTTCCCCAAATTGCCGCCATATCGGCAGCGCCTTGCGTCATCGTTTCCGTTTGGACTGCCGCATCGCCAGCATTGATACCAACCGATTGCAATAGGTTTCCGGTTTCTGCCGCCATACCTTTAAAGGCAGTTTCACTTAAACCCATATTGTCGGCAGCATTTTTGGCGAACTTATCGAAATACGATGCCGTTTCACCAAATGCCGCTTGCATCATGTCGTTTGCATCATCCGCATCAGCGGCAGCATTAATTGTTGATTTACCGAATTCAATAACGGCACCGGCAGCTAATCCCGCTGCGACGCCTTTACCGACGCCTATCATTTTGTCTTTCATTGATGAGGTTTTAGTCGAAACCTCATCAACGCCTTTAACGGCATCAGTTACATCGGCAATAATCTTTAGAACATATTCACGCCCGCCACCACCACCCAATAGCGCCATTTGATTTACCCGCGCCTATCCCAATGGGACATTGCGTTTTCAACGCCTTTGTCCCAAATGTCGGCAAATCGGGTTTCATCATTCCTGCGCGCCGAATAGAACCAATAGCCTCTAGTTCCTTGGAATGGCGGGAATTGCATTGTTTCCGGTCTGCCTTGCCCGCCGAATTCGGCACCATAAAACAATGGTGAGCTATTCGTGATTTGGGCTCCGGCACCGGAGCTATCGGTATGCAATTCTGCTGCCGCCAACATTTGCTGCGTGGTATGCGTATTTGATTGGGCAGCGGAAACCCATTGCGACGCAAATTCGACGGCAGCTAAACGCATTTGCTCGGGCAGTTCTTTTGCAATCTTATCGGCATCACGTTTGAATTCGTCAAACCCTTGCAATTCGGTTTTCGACATTACCGACCACGCTTTCCGGCAGCTTTACGTCGTTCTTTTGCAATCTCTTGCATAACTGCCATCATGGCCCTATGTTCCCAAACCTTTAGTTGCCGATATTCACTCGGAGTGATTCGCCAGTGATACCAAATCCACGCTTGGTTTTTCTGTTCGGTTAGCTCATCACTCCGTTGGAAGGGTTTACTTCATCCTCTTCATTCATTAGTTCTGAGAATGCTTTGATATCGGACATACGGGTTTCCCTGCGGAATGTCTCCCAATCCAAAAGCGTATTGGCGCGACGATTGGTCATAAACATGACGGCACCGGCCAATCGCATAGGGTCGGAATCTGCAATCGTTTTACCGTCAAGGCAAACGTTTTGCATTTCATCGACTTCCCATAGGGTTAGCTCATCAAAAGGCGTCGTCATTAGGCAGAAACCAAATCATTCGTGGTTGTATGCGTATGCGCCGAGCTACCAACCACGCGAGCAACCGAACCATCATCGCGAACGACATCGCCAATAACCGGCATATCAATGGTGAATGAAGTTGCCTCGTTAATTCCGGCATCAACAATGGGCCATGCGGGAATACGGACCTTGCCTGTCCAATGGGGATTAGCGGCACTGGCAACGTCGTCGGTATAAGCGAATTCAAATGCTACAACCGTTCCGGGACCACCTAGTGCCATTAGTGCTTCATCCAATGATTCGGCGCCCAAACTCATTTTAAGGTCAAGTGAAAGCGTATATGCGAATCCCTCAGGATCACAGAATGTCGCCAAATCATCATCAGCCTCGCCCGTAAGGTGAATACCATTTGAAAAGCAAACAAATGCATGTGCGGTAGTGGGCGGCGGGCCGGGACTATCCTCGCCCAAAATGATAAATGGATCGGTAAGCCGAATGGGCTTAGGAGTAGCCATGATATTTAATCTCCCATTTCTTGAATAATGTTGAATGATGCTGCAAGATAATTGACGCCGGCAAAAACCATTGGATATGGCGGCGAGACATCGCGAATTGCTATGCGGGCTTTACGGCAGATTTGAATGATCTGTCCAACCAACGATTCCAATATTGTGTATTGCCCGCCGGGTTCAATTCGTTGGGCAATCACAATGATTTGTACCGCTGCCGTATAGTCGCAAAACGTTGTCGGCAATAACCACGGGCTAGACCATGTTACGTAAACGGATGGTGGGCTAATCGAATCAGGGATAGCGTCGCTAACGCCAACATCAACAGGCAAATCGGCACGCAATAGCTCCGCCATATGCGTGCGAAAATCGGTAAGCCCGTAAACGTCGGGAAAATCACTCATGCGACTCCCCATCCCTCTAGTGGATCGTAAAAGGGAATAAGCATTGAATCGTAACGATTGAGCAAATCGCGAGCAATACGAACCATTCCCGTCTCGCCCGATCCAATAACGCCAAATGTCGCATCAGCTTGCTTATACAAATCTACTGCTAATGAAACGGCAACAATGTTGATTGTCGATGGGACAGGATCAATGGATACCGTGCGCCCGATCCAATCGTTAATCAGGAATTCCGCCGAATCACAAACGGCAATCAACTTAGGGTCAATGGGATCGTTAGCAAGATTCGGCTTTCCGATTTGCTTCGCAACTTCAATTGGCGTTACATATGCCATTGTTTCTCCCTAGGCAATTGCCCGCCCGTTTCCCTAAAGGCAGATAGGGAAACGGGCGGGCCAATTGTTGCCAGACAAAATCTAATCAGTTTTGGGGATTTCTTCCGTAATGGGCAATTCGTCTACCTTAACGGCAGCGTATTCGCTAGGCGTTTCCTCTGTCTCCGTATCGGTATCGGTTTCGGTAGCGGTTGCGCCAGTCAATGTGATTTCCGCAGAGTCGCGAGCATTGCCACTAACGACAGTCGCTAGGTAAACGGCAGCAATTCCATATGTATGACTAGCGGCACCGGTCGAATTGCTTACGTTAGTGCCATCACCAAATGCCAATGTCGCCGGTTTGCCGTCGGAATCCCAAGTGTAATTGACGGTTAGCGTTGTAGGTACAACGGTGCCGACCAATTGCAAATCATGTGAACTTGGCAATCCGTAAAGGGATGGCGGATAACTAGTGTCGTAATATGACATTGATTATCACGTCCAAGCAATCTTTACAACGCCATTCCTCTCAGCGGGTGGAACATTACCGGGACCAGCTTCGGCAGAAATAGGCGAATAGAAACCGATAAACGTAGCTACGGCAACCTGCCGACCATAAACACTCGGCTCAAACGCTTGCATAAGCGGCATAGGCTTTTCGTAAATCTCAAGTCCGAAGCTATTGCCGATATAAATCGACTTGTCGGTAATCGCCGGAGTAATGGCAGCGCGCAGACCAAACATGGTTTGGAAATACGAATTGGCGTCGCCAGTCCCATAAGCATTCACGGGACCAACCGACGGGACCATTGGCCTACCTGCCAAATCACTTACGCCAATAAGCCCGCCCCAACCTTCCGGCCCCATAGCAATCCAAGTAGGAAGATTGCCGGTATTCGCAACAACGGTTGCGGCAGCTTCGCCAATGGCGGCGGTAATGGCGGCAGAATCACTACCGGCAAGCGGGATAACCGCGGCGGTATTGTCCAATTCATCAACAACGGCAGTCTCCGAATAGGCTTCAACGCGCCTATTCATATGACTAACCACCATGTCAAGTGAACCACTAAGCATTTCGGTAAGAACTTCCGAAACGTTAATGTAACCGCCAACACGCTTAGTCGTCACCAATTCGGAAACGATATCCCAAGCCTTACTTGGCATTTCCGATTTCTCTTGTGCAACAACGCCGACGCCGGTAGTGAAATTCGGGTCAACAATGCGCGGTCGATTAAACGTAAGCGTAGTGAGCTGCCGCGCACCAATTGCGGTAAACAATGGACGGCCGGTAGGGGATGGGTCCAATACGGGCCCAACAACCGGAGCAACAACCAAACCGTTGAATCCACCAGCAACCGCAACGGTATTCGCCTTATCAAATCCCATATGCTCTGCGGCACGCTTCATAAAACGAGTCATCCGCATATCGCTATCGGGATTATCAATCTTGTGAATCATATCATAAAGGAAATCACCGGCAGTCCGGTAACTGAAATCCTTAGCGATAACCGTAGGGTCAAGAGCGCGAATACGATTCTTAGCAGAATCCGCGAGCTCCAAATCTTGCGAAAGCCGATCAACCTGATTATTCAATGCCCTAACTCTTTCCTGAGCATTTGTAATCGTCTGGTTTTCGCTTTCAAGCAAATCCCTACCCTCATCATCGGCAGTACTTGCGATTTGGTCGATAAGTGCAAGCTTTTGATCGCGCTCATCAAGAAGTCGCTTAACCATGTTATCAATTGCCATCGTCTTATTCCTTTACATTTGAAGGGTTCGTTATTCAAATGAAGGTGGCGATTACAATTGCAACTAGGTTGCCCCAAAATAGATGAGGGTTGCTATGCAACTTTATTCGGGTGCTTCGTGCTTTCTTTCTATCCCATAAGGTTTGCCGGCGTCAATTGATTGTTTGTTTTGGCGGTAAAAGCTAAACGCTTCAATCGGTAGAACGCCAACCATTATCATTCCGATAATGAGTTTGGGAACGGAGTTAGTCGCATTGACCAAACCATCTAGAATGATGAGCACGCCTAAAATGAAAACGACAATACGACGAATCGCAATGAAGAAATGCGAAACGTCGTCATGAGTCACAAAACCAACAGTCCAAACGCGACAAGGGCCGATCCCACATAGGGGAGAGCACGCCAGAGCCCGCCAGAGCCCGCTAGGCGCCCGTCTGCGGGCCGATCGGCAGTACGGGCGGCAACCACGACGGCAACCACCGCGAACGCGACAGCGGCAATCAGGAAAGCCCAATCCGAGAGCAAGCTATGACCATCGAACAAACCATTAGCAATCATGGCGCAAAATCTCTTTCCGTCCAAGTATGCAAACTGTCGTTAATATCGCTCGGCTTATGCTTAGGATGCAAACGGTTGTTCACAATGCCGGACAATGAAACGTGCCGAGTTTCAAAGTTCTCGCGCATAACCTGCAATCGGGCCAAAACGTCTGGGTCATTACCATCGCCCGTCCATTGCAATTCGATTGACCTATCCTGCCCATCAACGTATCCGTAAAAAACGGCATTGAATTCCTTAGGGTCGGATTGTGATTCAAAGATTCTAATAGCCAAGTCATCCTCATTAGGGTGTGCCGGAATGGGAGGGTTATCGTTAAGGAAAGCGTCTAAGCGGTAAACGCATTCATTCCGCATATCTTGAACGTCCCAGCTACGGGAGCTATTGACGATAAATGGAATCCAATCACCCGAAACATTGTCGGTTGCGGGATCTATCTTCCTATCGGGCGCATAAAAGTTATGCGACGAAATGTCATCAACCCGATTGCCGAACCATAGGGACATGACAATTGACGTACGGAACAAAGCATTAATTTGCGCTTCGGGCCAATTCTCACCTACGCCATTATTGCCACATTCAATTCCAAGTGCTCGGGTATTCATTCCGTCGGCAGGAACAGTCCCACGACTAAACGTAATAGCTTTACCCTTGCCATTCGTATTGGTTGCACCGGCGGCAATCACGTATACAGTGCCACTACGATCAATATACAAATTACTAATAGGAGAATTCTCATCGCCATTAGCGATATAGCTAGCATCGGGCCAACCATCAGAGCTAATACCGCTAGCGGTATGGTGCCACATTACGCATAACGGCCAATCGGGAAATCCACCAGAGCTACGGGCTCGGGTTTGCCAACCGTCCAATTCGATAACGTTCAGACCAACTAGGCGCAGAATATCCGCCATGCCGGTTAACCAAATCGGCCCCGATTTCGGCGCACGTCTCTGCGCGATTAACTCGTCGCGCTTATCGTAAACGTCATCAATCGTAATATCGCCAAAATCAGACATTGCGTTGACTTGCCAACCATTCCTTAACGTTATTCAACAATGGCGTAACGGGCTCGCATTCGGCATTAGATCGTAAAGCAAGAATCCCGGCGCTTTGATATGCGGGACTAGGCGTAGCGGCAACATGAGAGACAAATACTTGCACGCGTTGCACAACATCATTAACGATTTTGGGTGTTCTAACGTCTCGAAATGAAATCGACAAACCCGTATGTGATTCGGTAAGCACTGATCGAATCTTTTGGATTCGGACATCATCGTAAAGTCGAAATGACGCATAAGCGCCATCATCCTCGTCTCGCAATTCGGTAGCGTGACCAACCATATTGTCAAAGTTATCGTTATGGTCAATCAGTAACGGGATGAATTGTCCATTAGCAAACTTTCCGCCACGGGCCGAAAACCCTTGTGCCATTGCCGCCAATGAATGAGGCAAAAACGTTTCTTGGTATCTCACCATTTCATTCGTTTCGGCGTCAACTTCAACCACGTTAGCAATTTCGCCATACGGGACAATTCGGCCCGTAAGCGTGCGACCATCATCACGCAATTCAAAATCAGCCGATCGAATAAACGTCGATTTCACGGGATAGCTCCAGACATATTCTCGACTGATGCGGGATCGTTCGGCAAAAGGCGATTGCCCATGCGGATTTCGTCAATGGTTTTAGCTCTGTTGCCGAATTCGTCAATAAGGTTGAACAAAACGGCATCAGTTTGCGCGCGGGTTAGATCATCGGCCCTAACGTAATCGTCACGGTTCATTTCGACGCGTGTACCGCGCGGCAACAACCAATTAGAGATAGCCGAACAAACGGCATTAGCTGCCGTTCTAAGTGTGGTTCTCCAATGGAAATCCAGCAAGTTTATGGCATTTGCATAAGTTAATCCGCCAGGTTGCGGCAAACCAACAAGATATGGCGGAACACCTAATGCCGAACAAATGCGAGTCTCATCAAAGATTCGTTGTTCCAACATCATCATTTCTTTAGGCGAAATGGTGAGTGTTTCCAATTCAAGTGTTCCGCTCAGAATTGCTGGCGCGCCTTGACGACTCCGCGCGCCTTCAATCCAACGGTTTTGCAAGTCGCTTGCCTCTTTAGAATTCAATTTGCGTTGACTCTTAAGAACGGCCCACGGGATACCGCCGCGCGTCGCTAGATCGGTATTCATCCGTTCTAGGGCTGCCGCAGACGCAATGGACTTTGATGCCCATTCCAGCGGGCCAATCCCGCGCAGATTCGTTGGCATTGATTGGTATTTGATATGGCAAACGTCATTAGGGTCTAGAATCAGGTTGCCCAACTTATATTCGACGCTGCCGTCCACCAATTCAATGTTGACCAATTGAGGATTTAGAACAACGAATCGTGCAACGGAACCAATCCCGTTTGGCCCCAATCCATCCTTATACCGACCAGTAGCCCATAGGATAATCTCGCCCATTGCCTGATAGGTGTTAAACATTTGTTTGGCAGCTTCGGTCCAATCCGAATACAAACTAGGTTCGGGATTGTTTGACCATTCCGGCAATGGAACGACATTGACACCTTTTACGCCATAAATGGGAAACGATGCCAATTGCCGAGTATTCAAATCAATACAAGTCCATAACGTTGATACAAGCTTTTGGGGAAACCCACTACCATTCCATAATGGCGTTTCCCAACCCGTAGGCCAACCTTGCCATGCCATTACTTCGGGCATATGTCCCGACGATTCCAATTGACCATCAGGATACATCGTATGAACGTCGCCAAATCCCTCATCAACATTAGGGCCGACGGAACCAATAGGCGGATTGCTATTCGGCAATTGGTCTCTCGGAATGGCCCTATGTCGAAAGTCACGAATGACTATTAGGGAATTGGCATCAGGCATCGTAAAGCACTCTCGCACATATTGCGCCTAAGCGCAATCGGTAGTTAACTGCCGTCATGCCCGGCGTCAGATACAAAAAGCATTTAGACGATCCCGCTTACAAGGCATATCGGCAGTTTCTAAAGGATAATGAAATAGCGTGCCACGAAACAGATTGTAATAACCGCGCATTCACGCCCGACCATTGCCCGCCTATTTCGTCGTTTGCCGATCCCTCGCAATGGTCGGGAATCTTCAAACCACATTGCCGGTATCACTCAAATCGGCAAGGCGCGCTCATGCGCTGGCAGCGGCACAATCCACCTAACACAAGGGAATGGTAATGATTACAACGGCAGCATTGCCACGAATTGCAACAAGTGTTGATAAAGAGAAATACAATCTAGGGTGGTATTTCGACGACATTAGCAGGCAGCTAGGTTTCGATCCCTATGTGTGGCAATCGCTAGTAAACGAAACATCATCAATGCTCTCAAATAGGGAAACGCAATTTGAGGGACAATCTAATCTCAAGTTCCATTCCGGCCATGTTGGCGTGATGGTTGGGCGGCAAAGCGGCAAAACGAAATGGGCAGCCGCGCGGGTAACCGGACAAGCACTGTTGACATATCGGGACGACATTGCCGAACTAGTGGGACTAAAGCGAATCATTCCGCAACGAATTGTCTATACGGCACAGAATAGATCAAAAGCGGTAGAACGATGGAAAGAGCATTGCGGCGTAATTCTAGATTCGCCATTAGGCAAATACGTTGAACACCTAGGCAATCAGAATGGTCATGAGTGCCTAACGTTCACGAATGGTTCCACGTACATTCCGGTAACGCCATCCCGTAACAGTGCGCGCGGCATTACCGCAGATTTGATTATCGTTGATGAAGCATTGACGCACCCAATGTGGTTGTTGGGGACATTGCGCCCGACAATGGCGCAACGTCATTCGGCTAACGGTTGTATCGGTTCACAGTTCATCGTCATTAGCAATGCCGGTAATGACGACTCGGAACTATTGAACCATTTGCAAGAATTGGGCCATAAGGCAATAGGCGCGGGCGATGATTCGCGGGTTTGGGTTGAATGGTCAATGAATCCCGGCGATGATCCATTAGCCGAATCAACATGGTTGGACACAATGCCGACCCTAAATCAACCTAACGGCATTTCGCTAGAGTTTATGCGCGAAGAAATCCAATCAATGCGTTTGGGCGATTTTATGCGTGAGTATCTTTGCCATAAGACAAACGATGGTTCCGATAGGGTTATTGATTGGGAGCAATGGCTATCGCTATATCGGGATGATGTGTGGTTGCCAAATGACCCGATCATTGCCATTGACGTTTCGTGGGATCGGCAGCGCGCATCAATCGTTGCATGTTCCAATGTTGGCGAATATCTGCCAATTGAAGTAATTGATTCGCGGGAAGGTGTGGACTGGTTAGTCGATCGGACAATCGACATTGCCGAACGGCGCAATTGTTCCGTAGTTGTTGATACCGGCGGGCCCGCCGCATCAATGGTGATGATTCTAGAAAACAGAGGAATTGAAGTAATCCCGTATGCCGCAAAAGACGTAGCGAATGCTGCCGCATGTTTCTATGACAACGTTCGATCAAAGCGAATCACGCACCTAAACGATTACCGTTTGAACGATGCGATTAAAGGTGCAACCAAACGACCAATAGGCGAACGTTGGGGATTCAACCGAAAAGGCAATGTGGACATTTCGCCACTAGTTGCCGCATCATTTGCCGTCTATGCAATTGAAAGCGGCAGGTATGACAAGCCGACGCTATTTACCTAGCATTTCCCTAACGGCATCAATCACGCTACAAATGTCGCATTGATTGAACGGCATTGAATGTGAACCGATACGGTGCCCGCAATTAGGGCAACCATCATCAACAGACATTCCGGGTTTCAAATCCTCGCACGGCATGCCGACACCGTAGGCCAGGCACGCGGGCTCTGTAGGCCGTTCTAAGCGCCTAGCGGGCTCGGATGGCGCAACCATCGCCCGAGCCCGCTAGAGCCCGTTAGGCGGCAATCTGAGCGGAGTTTTGCGGGCTCGGGCGGCAGTCGGCAGCGCGGAAACGGGCTCGGGCGATCGGCAAAGTTAAAACGTTTAGGTTGGGCCAATGTCACAAACAACAACGGATGAAATCAACCAATCGCACGGTTGAATATAGGCGTGAACGTAAACGACATTCGGGCGGGCCAATCGGTCTGGCGCTGGTTTGACTCTGGCGCATTCGGTAGCGATATCCAAATTCTGACGGTTATTCGCGTGAATCGTAAAACGGTTACCGTCAGAACCACTAGCGGAAACCTATTCCGAATTGATCCCGCCCAACTAGAGGGTATTTGGACCGAATAGCCCAAACAGTAAAAAGCCCCAACCCAAATGGGTTGGGGCTTTTTCTATGCCCGATGTCGATTGCGTTTGCATGCCTTTTCGTGCCGTCCCAAACCAGGTTGCTTCAAAACTTTCCCGCAAAACGTACAAGGCTTGGGCATTTCGTAGGGATATCCCCGCGCATTCAATCCACGGGATTTCCGGCGCGCTCGCCATTGCCGTAGGTATTCGGGACTCACAATTTCCACGGCCCATAACCGTCGTATTCAAACAGGGTAGTAGCGGCACGAATATTGAATACCGGGTTTTGTAGCTTTGCAATCGTGCACGATTCGCCTAGTTGATTTGCGATGTAACGACAATTCGACGGCATAATCTGCAACAAACCAGTAGAACCACTAGAACGATTGCGAACGGCAGGATTACAACGGGATTCCCTATACATGATGCGGGACATACGTTCAACGTTCCAACCGGGATTGTGATTAGATAGCAAATCCTCAGCGCCAATACAACGCCCATTAGCGCTATCCGAGCGAAAACCATAGTCAACGGCAGTAGTCGCTAATGAGGGAGGGTTTAGGCGCACGGCAACATCAGTCGCAATAGCGGGCCTGCTAATCGTGTCAACAAGCGGCGGATATTCAACGGGGAAATTCAACTGTTGCAAGTGCAACGGGTTTATCGGCTCGGTTATCGGAGTCGAAGCGGCGGTAATTAGGGTGAATATCAAGCGAAATAGCATAATGCAATCATAATCCTTCGATAAACTTTTGATAAACAATTCAAATCGGATATAAAAACGCCGA